AAAGGCTCCAATAACGGTACTTGCAACTGATGTGACGATAAAATTGCTCGTTTTGATATCGAGATACCAGTTTCCTCCACTTTTATATCGCCTGAAATAGGCTGCATCATTTACAGCACCGAGTAAGAATGTACCCTCAGGGTCTGTAAAACCCTGTCCCAGCACAAGCTTATAGTTATTTGCATCATCCCCCTGCACCTGTCCAAGACGGGAGTTGACAGCGGCAAGGGAGGTGACCTGGATTTGTTCTGCGACGATTTTGGAGGAGCCAACCGTGACTGCGAGGGGATTAAATATATACCAATAAGTGCCTGCTGTAACTGCGTTATAACCGCTTCTGACTGTAGCATTACGATCACCAGGCATTAACTGTAGACAGAGAATAGCATATGTCTCATCAGTATAGGATGGCGCAGGGATATCTGTTATATCAACTGAACTTCCTAAAATGTATGTTTTGAAGTTCTTGCGGGTTGTTGCCTTGTAATCACTAATAAAGTAACAATTCGTGCCTTGACTACTGTAGACCCATTTCTTAGCAGTGAAGCTCCATGAATAGCGTTTAAATGTTTGAGCTGTAGTAAGTCCAATAAATAACCCTGAGTTTGTTGTATAATTCGGACACTGTAAGCCAAATGAGAATGCAATAATCTCATCCGGTTCAACAGAAAATGCAGCTGTTTGAAAGGCTATATTTGATGGAGCTGTTAGTTTTAATGCTCTGCTATTATCCACTGATTCAATTACACCAGCCGTACTCCACCCAGTAAGACCGTCATCAGGATCGTGGAAAGTATTTATCTTGCTCCGTGCGGTGACTGATATGTTTTCTGCTCGTATGGTCCCCGCTAAAATCTTGTCGTGTGTAACAGCGCCAGAGCCCAGTTGCGCTGTTTTTACTGCGCCTGCTACAATGTCTTTCGTTGCTGTTGCGCGTGCTATGGCTGTGGCTATGGCTGTATATGCTGTTATGTATACCCCACCAGAAGCCTCAAGCACACTCTGGACAGCAGCGGCTCTATAGTTGTATGTCGTATCCTCTGGGGTATCCGCGCTCTGATTCGTGAGTGGTACAACCTGCACATACGACTCAAGAGGCGTTGCTGAGTAGCCTCCTGCAGCGCCTGATCGATATGCTGTCTCGTCGGACCATGCTTGTGCATTATCGCCCACTGCATAGAAACTGAAACCATCCGTAGATTTCTGCACCTGGAAGCGATACTTGATGGAGCCATAGCAATCATTCCCTGGCGTGAAGCGCAGCGTGATATTTCTTCCTGCAGCGGCCACAGCGATAGATGGGAGGTGGGGGATCCACGTCTTGTAGCCTATAACAGAAGGTTTTATTGCATCGCTGGCTCTCCCTGACGTGTATTCTGTAGTCTTGCACGTAACAGTAACGGTAAAATCATCAAGAGCTGTTCCGGCAGAAATTCCGTTCAGAGTTCGAGAGGCTATTGTTTCCGGATAACCGTCAACAACGCGGTCAAATGGTATTTTCCCAGTTAGTGCGGATGACCCCGAAATTCTCGTAGTTCCGTTGAGCGAGATATCATATGTAAGATTTGAACCATAAAACAAGTCGGTATCAATACTGACTTCATACTCAATTCCGCTTTCTTCCGCAACGAGCTTCTTGATTACTGGTTTTACCGGAATCCAGGTTTTATAGGCAGATACATTCAATGACTGTCCTGAAGCAGAAGGTCCATAACCGAGAGAAATCTGATTATAGATGTTTTCTGCTTTGATACGAACACGCCATAAATCAAGACGAAATGAACCGGAGTTTTTTTCCGGATATCCTTCGATAGATCGATCGAAGTAATACACATATCGTGTTGATGAACTATAGAACGTATTCCAATTTGTTCCGCCATCTTTCGAAATCTCAATTATGAAGCGCTTGATAGCATTCCCGAGAGAGAATCCACTCCAGTTCCAGGTAATGTCGATGTAATCCTGCTTGGCTAGCGCTGATACCGATGTAATGTCATCGGGTACAAGAGGAGTCTCGCCTGTAATTATAGGATTAATGATCTCTGCAACTTTATCCAAAGTTATTGGTTGCGCTGGGATAGGTGTTATGCCGGGGATTGGCGTCGGCTTGGTAACTTTTGAATCGAAGGAGGGAATGGTTCCGGAATCTGCGGTATAAATCGCAGGATCATAGGGTATTAAAGTGAGTTCATACTGTCCCGTCTCTGAAGGTAAAGTTCCAATTACGATTGCATCAGCGGTTATCTTTTCCTTGATTCCGAAAGCGACAAAATCTCCGACTGATGGAAGTATAGTTTCCGATATTGAGATGGGTACATCGAAACATAGCTCATTCACATATCCCGGAGTATTTTGAATTGGAATAGTTCTGATTGTAGGCTCATCCACACCGTTCGCCTGGAGAACTTTGATACCATAATCAGTACCGGCAACGATATCAAAATAGGAATCAGTAATAATCCCGATTATCGATGAGCCGGATTGTATCAGTTGTTTGATTTCTCCACCAGAATTCAAACCGACTGCAATGGTATCATCCTGCAAGGTAATCAAGGATCCAATCGGAATGTTCGCGCCCTCGATGGAGACCTTTCTGGTCCATACCTCAGGCCTCAGAATCATACTTGCAAGAATATAGCGACCGAGTTTCCAGATGTGATCCCGATTTGTTACAAATGGGAGTTCTATATCAAGAAATTCAACATCAGGGTCAGTAAAGTTTTTCCCATCGGCCATCACATATATTTCATTCAGTTGATAGTTATCGGTTTCATCAATAAATGAGACGCGAAGGCCATCCGGTATGGACTCAAATTCTTTTGTATTACTTGCTGAGATGACGTTCTGGTTATTTAGTATGGTTATTGGATTCCCTTGAGGTTTATCGACAAAGATTGAGTACAATCCGTCTCGCATAATTTTCTGAGCGCGCCCTGTGTAGAGAATCGATGCGAGGAGCGAATCAAGACTCATGTCGGTAGTCACTACGCCATTACAGGTATACCCTTCATCTTCGCAGAACTCATAAAAGCGTCCAAACTCAGCTAAGTCTAATTCTGAATCGGAATACGCGTTTTTTCCAAGATTGTTTCCCTGTAGGACAGTCAAGGCAACTGCGGCAGGATTGTTTGAGGTTGTTTTATACATTCCAGCAAAGCTTTTACTCTCCCACCACGACATAGTACTGTTCCAGGGACGACAAATTGACTTCAAAACCATGTTGATAGAATCCAGAACGCCCTGCAAATCATCTTTAGCATAGATTTTTAAGCCTAATCGGACTGTCTTGTATCGAAGCTTCTGAGTAACCGGGATTTGCGGAATCAGG